GGGTTTACAGGTATGCAACTTAAAACAATAAAAGTATATGGAAGATTAAGAAAATTTCTTGGTTCATCATATTTTGAAGCTGCCGTATCAAGCCCAGCAGAGGCAATTCGTTTTTTGATGTGTAACTTTCCAGAGGTTGAAGCACACATGAATCAACAATATTACAAAGTAAAAATGAATAATATGGATGTTTCTCTTGATTTTTTATCAATGAAAGGTCAAGGTGATATTCAGATCATACCAATTGCAACAGGATCAATCCCTGCGGTAGCTGCTGTTATTGGTGGTGTTGGGGCTGTTGCTAGTGCTGTTGTTGGTACTGCTACTGCCGTAGCTGGTGCTGCAATTACAACTGCTGCTACTATAGGAAGTGCTGTTGTTTCTGGTGTTGGTGCGGTGGCTGCTGGTGTTGGTGCTGTAGCTGGTGCAATTTCAGCGATTCCTGTTGTAGGAAATATTGCTACTGCTGTTGCCACAAGTGTTGCAATTCAAGGTGTTACTTCTTTATTAGCTCCAACCCCTGCACCTTTTGAATCTTCTAGTGGCGGTGATGGTGGATTCGGTGCTTCAGAAGCTGATGGTTCACTTGACCCACAAGTTGCTAATTCATATTCATTTTCGGGTATCCAGAACGTGTCAATTAGTGGTGTTTGCGTTCCGATTATATATGGACAGGTGTTCACAGGTTCAGTTGTTATTAGTTCTGGTATTGATACAGTTCAAGTAGAGGGTACAAATTAATGTTTGACTTCAAAACAATACAAGAGGCTGTTGCTTTAAAAGATCCAAATTTACCTAAAGATGTTTTAGCTTCAAAGCAATTTCAAACCTTAGTAGAATTATTGGGAGAGGGAATTATAGAAGGTTTTCCAAGTGCAACTGGAAGCAAAGGATCTACAGAATATAACACAGGAAGTCTTAAAGACGTATTTTTAAATGGAGTTCAAGTATTACGACAATCTGCAAGTAATACAAACCCAAGTGATGGAGATTTTAATTTTCAAAATATTACATTTCAGCCAAGATTTGGCACCTCTGACCAAACAGCAATAGAAGGAATAACAGCAAGTGAATCTGAAACAACAGTAGGTGTTGTTGTTACAAAAGATAGTCCTGTTAGCAGATCAATTACAGATACAAATGTAAATGCAGTAAGGGTAACTCTAGGCTTTCCATCATTGCAAAAATTTGAAGATAATGGTGATATAAACGGTGCTGAAGTTTCATTAACTATTCAAACAATAGAAAATGATGGAACTACAACAACTGTCATAACCGATACTGTAAAAGGAAGAACTGCAAGTACATATTTTCGTGATTATAAAATAACTTTTTCATCTAGTACTTCTTTTCCTGTGACTATAAGAGTAAACAGATTAACAGATGACAGTACAGAAACAACCTTACAAAATTCGATGTCATGGTCATCTTTTACAGAACAAATTTTTGACACAAAAAATTATGCTAATTCTGCACACGTTGCTTTAAGGTTTGATGCTGAATCTTTCCCAAGTCAGCCAAGAAGAATGTATAGAGTTCGTGGAACAAAAATTAAAATTCCACACAATGCAACAGTCAGAACAGACGGTTCATTATCATATTCTGGAACTTTTAATGGTACATTTCAAACTGACAAGGCCTGGACAAACGACCCTGCATGGATTTTGTATGATTTATTAACAACATCAAAAGGTTTTGGCGATCAGATAGATACATCACAATTAGATGTTTTTAGTTTTTATTCAGCTTCTGTATATAGTGCAACACAAATAGATGATGGATTTGGAGGAACAGAACCACGATTCTCTTGTAACGTGGTAATACAAAATCAAAAACAGGCATACAATCTCATCAATGATTTATGTTCCGTCATGCGTGTAATGCCTTTTTATTCGGCTGGCACAATATCAATTACTCAAGACAGACCAACAGATGCAAGTTATTTATTTAATTTATCAAACGTAACTGATGGAGGTTTTTCTTACACAAACTCAGCAAAAACAACAAAATTTACTGTTGTTAATGTCGCTTATTTTGACAATGATACACAACAGATCGAATATGAAACTGTTGAAGATACTGCATTACAAGCAAAGTATGGGGTCGTTACGAAGAACCTAAGAGGTTTTGCTACAACGTCAAGGGGGCAGGCATCACGTTTAGCAAAATGGTTTCTATATACGCAATCTAATGAAAGTGAAGTTGTTAGTTTTACAACGACACTAGAAGCTGGAACACTTGTTAGATGTGGACAGGTAATAAACATTGCAGACCCCTTGAGGGCTGGGGTTAGGAGAGGTGGAAGAATAAAAACAGGAGTGTCAACAACACAAATAATTATTGATGATTCTAATAATACCGATCTGACTATTGATGGTGATAGTACTTTATCTGTAATTTTATCTGATGGGACTTTAGAAACAAAAACGATAAATTCTATTTCTGGAACAACAATTACAGTTTCTTCTGCTTTTTCATCAACGCCACCAGATAATAGTGTTTGGGTTGTTGAAAGTACTGCAATACAATTACAAATTTTTAGAGTTATCAGTGTAACTGAAGTTGGTCAGCTTAATTATCAAGTCACTGCTGTTGCTCATAATCCCTCAAAATACGCAAATGTTGAAGATGGTGAGGCTTTAGCGACAAGAAGTATTACAAATTTGACCGAATTAAAACCACCACCAAGTAACTTACAGGGTTCTGAACAAATTGTTGTTTTAAATAATCGTGCTGTTTCTAAATTATTTATACAATGGCAACCTGTTTCTGGTGTTACTGAATATATGGTTCAATATAGATTTAAAAATGAAAACTTTATTTCTGAAAGAATTACTAGACCTGATTTCACTATTTTTGAAACACAGTTAGGTACTTATGAAGTAAGGGTATTCAGTTATAATGCCTTAAAAAAACCTAGCACAAATCCAGCAGAAACAACATTTACTACATTAGGCAAAACAGCACTTCCAGCAGATGTGCAAAATGTAAAAATTGAACCATTATCAGATCAATTTGTACGACTTAGATTCGATCAATCAACAGACGTTGATGTTTTGCATGGTGGAAACGTGGTAATTAGAAGTTCAAACCTTACAACTGGATCAACTTTTACTAATTCAGTTGATGTTTTACCTGCACTTTCTGGAAACGTCAGCGAGTCGATTGTACCGAATATTGTAAATGGAACATATCATTTAAAATTTAAAGATGATGGAGGCCGTTTAAGTGCTGGTGATGCTTCTGCTGTAATGATTCAAACAGTTCCAAACGCATTACCAAAATTAACAGTTTTAACAGATAGAGAAGATTTAGACAGTCCACCTTTTCAAGGAACAAAAGTGGATTGTTTTTTTTCGGATGATGTTAATGGTCTTGTTTTGGATTCAATAGTTTTATTTGATACTGTTGCAGATGTCGATCAACTTTCAGATTTCGATTTCTCAGGTGCTGTTGATATTACAGGTGGTTCATATAGTTTTGCAAATACTTTAGATTTAGGTGGTAAACAACCACTTAGACTCACAAGACATTTTGTTACACAAGGTTTTTTGCCCAACGACTTAATTGATAGCAGATCAGCAAATATTGATACCTGGACAGATTTTGATGGTGCTACTGCGGTTGATGTTGGGGCAAAACTTTTAGTTGCTACCACTGACTCTGATCCTGACACCTCAACTGCTGGTACTTATGCAATATCAGGAACAACAATAACTATTACTAAATCTTCGCATGGATATTCTGCTGGTAGTTTTGTAACTGTTGACTTTACTTCTGGTACAGGTGTTGATGGTGATTATCAAATACAAACTATACCTGATGCAAATACATTTACTTTAACTTCTGCAACATCACTAACAACCAGTGGTAACTGCACATTTAGTGCAGAATTTTCTGATTTTAATCCTTTCGTCAATGGAACTTATATAGCAAGAGGATTTAAATTTAGATGTGATATGGATTCTAATGATCCAGCACAAAGTATTGAAATAGATCAGCTAGGATATACAGCAGAATTAGAAAGTAGAACAGAAACAAGTCTTACAAATGCAGGGGCATCTGCTGGTGGATTTATAGCATCAGGTACTTCCACAAAGTCAGTCGTTTTCAGTAACAGTTTCTTTACAGGTCAATCTGGTACCAGCATTGCAGCAAATTCAGTTTTACCATCAATAGGTATAACAATAGAAAATGCACAGGTTGGTGACTTCTTTGCTTTATCAAATATTAGTTCAACTGGATTCGATATTGATGTCAAAGATTCAGGTGGTAATAATGTAAATAGAAATTTCAAATACGCTGCAACAGGATTTGGGCGTGGTAGTTAATTTTAAAGTAGGATATACTTAGATAAAAATTAGATCAGACAATGGCTCAACACGATTATGTAATAGATAACTCCACAGGAGCTAACGTCAGGGCTGACATAAATAATGCATTACTTGCAATATCTTCAAATAATTCTGGTTCATCTGCACCATCTACAAATTACGCAAGTCAATTTTTTGCTGACACAAACGCAGGGATAATGAAGCTTCGTAATACAGCTAATAACGATCATTTAAATTTATTTACTCTTGCTGGTGGTCCAGCTTTTGCCGTTGATGGAACAATAAACTCAGTAAATATTGGTAAAGGTGCAAACTCTGTTGCTGGTAATACCGTTCTTGGAGAAAGTGCTTTAGATGCTTCTGTTTCTGGTGGAAATAATACTGCTGTGGGTTTTGAAGCACTAACAGCTTTAACAAGCGGTTCAAATAATACTGCTGTTGGCAGAAGATGTATGGACACTAATACAAGTGGAGCAAGTAATTCAGGTTTTGGTTCAGGGGCTTTAGATAGTAATACTTCAGGAAATAATAATACTGCTATTGGTACTTTTTCTTTATTAACTAACAGTACCGCAAGTAATAATACTGCTGTTGGTAAAGACTCTTTAAAATTGAACACAACAGGAGCAGAAAACACAGCTATTGGTACTTTTGCTTTAGATAATAACACTACAGGAAGTGATAATACTGCTGTTGGTAGAGCAGCTTTAGACGCCAACACCACAGGTGGTAATAATACTGCCCTTGGTAGAAATGCTATGCAAGCAAACACAACTGGAGCAGAAAACACAGCAATAGGAGCTTATGCGTTGGATGCTAATACTACAGGAGCAGAAAATACAGCAGTGGGTTATAACTCAATGGGAGCAACCAATACTGGAAATAATAATTCAGCTTTCGGATTTGGAGCCTTGAGAACAAATACTTCGGGATCTGACAATACCGCAATAGGTAAAGTAGCTTTAAATTCTGCCACAACTGCTAGTAATAATACTGCTGTAGGTTCAAGTTCTTTAGGTGCAAACACAACTGGCACTAATAATAGTGCTGTTGGTCTTTCTGCTTTAGGTGCATGCACGACTGGATCAGAAAACACAGCAGTTGGTGCTAATGCTTTAGATGCAGCTACTACAGCAACAAACAATGTAGCTGTTGGCTATCTTGCTTTAACTAGTGTTACAACTAGTGGAGGTAATACAGCTGTAGGAAGATCATCATTAGCAACTAATACAGGATCAGAAAACACAGCAGTTGGTTCTTCTGCAATGATTGCAAACACAACTGGCGCTCAAAACGTGGCTGTAGGTGCTTTAGCTTTAGATGCTAATACAGATCAAAGTAATAATACTGCTATTGGTTATGCGGCTTTAAGTGCAAATACTGGTGGTACCAGATTAGTTGCCATAGGTATGAATGCACTTACTGCAAACACAACAGCAAATAATAATGTAGCTGTTGGAAATAATGCTCTTGATGCAAATACTTCTGGCACTCAAAACGTAGCAGTAGGCTATAACAGTTTAGGTGCAAACACAACTAATGGTAACAATACTGCAATAGGTAATAAAGCATTAGAAGCAAACACAACTGGTGCAGATAACTCAGGTTTAGGTAATGAGGCTATGGCTGATGTAACCACTGGTTCAAGAAATACAGCAGTGGGAAAAGATGCGATGAAGTCCGTAACAACTGGGCAACAAAACGTAGCTATCGGCGAAACTGCTCTAGATGCAATTACTGATGCAACAAACAATACTGCTGTTGGTAGAGGTTCTTTAGGACAATGTACAGCAGATGATAATACAGCTTTAGGAGAATTTGCTGGCAATACCGTCACAACAGGGGTTGGTAATATAATGCTTGGTAAAAATGTTCAAGGTCCAACTGATACAAATAATTCAGTTATAATAGGCTATAATTTTGATGCTGGTAATACAGCAAACCATGTCGCAATATCTAACGGATCTGTAGCTGCAAAATTTACTGGATCAGCTTCTGGTTGGACATTTGCTTCTGATGGAAGAGATAAAACAGATGTTGAAGATTTACCATTAGGACTTGATTTTATTAATAAATTAAAACCAAGGAAATTTAAGTGGAATTATAGAGATAAAACAAGATTTCCACAAGAAAGTATCAAAAACCCAGATATACTCATTCGTTCTGGTTTTATTGCCCAAGAAGTTCAAGAAATATTAGATAAAGAAAATGCAGGTTATACAAAATTAGTTGGCAATGAAGATCCAAATTCTTTGACAGTAGGTATGACAGACATGATTCCAATGTTAGTTAATGCAATAAAAGAATTATCAACAAAAATCACAGCCCTTGAACTAGGGTAAACTGTAAAAAACACTTTTTTATTATGGAAGAATTAACTTCTGACGAAATCGCAAAGATTTTTACTTCTGCTGGCGATAGCGTAACTGTTATTGGTGCTGCACAAAAATCAGATGAAACTGAAGATCAATTTAAAGAAAAAATACAACGTAACGTAGAGCATCTTGAAACTATCAAGGCTTACAAAAAACTTGACGGATCTACTTCTATTTGGACATCAGAAGATTTTACAGCAATTGATGCTGCGATTACTGCTGGTAAAAAACTTTATTAATTTATGAACTTACAAGAAAGATTACAACAACTTGCTCAACAAAAAGAGCAGTTATGGATTGCATTGCATGAAACTAACGGTGCGATGAAGATTGTGGAACAGCAGATTTTGGAGATTCAAGCGACATCCGAAGCAAGCCAGCCATCAAATATAGAGGCATCAACCCCACAAGAAGCAGCAGCACCATCAGAGTAAGTGGTGCTACCATTTTATTAAGAACTTCTTTGATCATGTTTCAAAAAATCGCTAATGTTT